CCGCAAGAGCTCAGTGTTCGATTGTGGATATGGTCCTGCCGTGACACGATAACATTCCTCGCCAGTTGCACCTTTGAAGGTGAATCCCTGGTCGTTAAGAAGGGACAAAACTTTGCGGCACCAGGCGCCAATAATTGGTGTGTTGGCGTCAGTGACGTAGTAACCATGGGCTCGATTATAAAGAGCTTGGTAGGCTGGCGTGGTGTCAGGGGACATTGTGAGGTGTAGCTTTGCCAGTGTGCGTTCAATATCCTGGACGGAGTCCGGACATGTTGCAGGACTGGCATATATACGTCCTAGGAATGGTACTGGTGCACCATCTAAGGGGTGAAGGACTATCGACTTTAATTGGTGTCCTAATTTTGCTGTGACTACCTCAAGCATGTTTGCATATCCGGGGATGTTGGCCCGCATGCGGTCATCGGATGCGCCAAGCACCCATTCTTGAATCAAATTCCATGCCTTGTCGGCTGGGTAATCCAGGAGACGAAGTGCAATATAATCATGTCTTAATGTCACCAGGTTATTGTCATTTGTTGTTCCTGGTGATCCGCTTAGTTGTGAAAAGCCTGGGTCATATTTAAGACCCTGCGCGGTAACCCCGCTTGGGTTTCGGTCGGCAGCTAGCGCTTTAGCTAGTACTTGCCTGTGCTCATATGCACACCATCTTTGATAAACGTGTTCCTTAAAGCGTTTATCATCTTCTGAAATGTGTCCGTCGAGTCTTGAATAATCTGAAAGAATTATACCATGTGTGTATTGTGATACAGCCTGTACACGAGTGGCAATCTCGTCGGGAGTCATTGAAGATGCGAACCATGGATTATTCTTAAGGCAATCTTCTTTAAAAGCCAAGGTAAAGCGGCTGTAAAGCAGTTGATGGTTGACATCTACAGTACTGATGTTGCGAGGATCAGTTACAGATGCATATGCTTCAGCTTTCATGAACGCCTTAACTTTGTTGACATATTCGGCGCTGATGGTTGATTGTGCCTGGGTACTGCGGCCACGTTGTGCAGGTTTGTTCTGCAATTCGATTACACGGTCATAATCAAGTGGGGTACCGGTGGCAACCTTTTCCTTGGGGACGATGAATGCGGCTAATTCATCATCAAATTTCTTCCAGTCTTGTGGGGTTTTAGTGGTATTACGGACTTTATTAATGCGTCCTTCAACTGTAGCATTGTCGTTATTGAAACTTTTAGCCGGGACAAATGCTGGTTCAGTGACAATTGAAGGTGCGACGGCGCGGCCAACAGGTTTGCCATCTTCATGGATTAATGGGTGGAGTGTTTGGAAATTACGCATAGGTAGGGCTACAGTGGATGTTATCGTGGATGACACGCTTACATCACCCTTACCAAGTAGTTTGAACAATAATGGGGCTTTGATAGCAGCATTCGGAATTTTCTCATTGTTCAATATGCGTTCAACATCAGATATGACGGGGTTCTTGGATTCACCGCGACGAATTAGTAGTGCGTCATATATAGATTTCTCAATAGTGATACTATTAGAGGAGGAGGGACTTGCTACCGATATAGTTGAATCGGTTTTATTGGTTAAGCAAATTACATTGCCATTATATGGCTGTAGCCTTTTGAAACCATATGTTGGTTTAATGGGACATGTGTACTTTGGATAGTACGCAATTGGATAAAAGCCAATTATCCGACGATTGGCGTCGGGCTCAAGGGTATGCTGTTCAATAACGTAAATAATGGTGTTTCCCCATTTATCACGTACAGCGACATTATCACCTTGATAGTCCCATAGTGGATGTTTATATGTAGCGCCTCCTTTAACACAATATTCAACTAAATTATCTGTTCCAATTGTGTAAGTGGCGTCTAAGGCTTTGCCTCCTGCTGATGTTGGTACAAAAGTGTACATAATTAATGGATTTCCAAACTGCAGATATTGATTAATGTCACAATAATAATCAACATCGATCATCATGATGACGTTGTTTTCTGATATTTTGTCATCACGGAATTGTTTGTCAAGGTCTTTATCCATGAAGTAATAACGACATCCATCGTATCGGTCTCGTTTTGACATCGAGACACTGTATGGACGGAAACCTGCATCTTTAATGGTTTCCTCAATTTGCACAGCAACAGATGTGCGGAGTGACGCTGCTGATGGATGTGTATGGTTGGCGGCCATAGGAATTCCGCGGATAGCACGAATGTTGTGATGTAAACGGCTGCGGAAATCAATGGGTGGTGTGCTTCGTCTACGGGCAGCATATTTGCTGCGTTTGCGAATATCATTACCATTCCAAAACTTAATGGCAGAATCGCTGATGCGTTGGAACATTGATGGTTTGCTGGGTCTGTAATCCGTCTTACCAATGGTGACTCGTTTCGGGATACAGCTGGGCATCGATGCGTAGACAGCGGGGGTGGATTTCGACGACTGCTCCAGCATTGCAGTTGCCGGAGTTCTCGATTGGTTCTTCTTATTAAACATTTTGCTTTAGTGTTTTGAACCAGTGTTTT